GTTAGCCCATGTTACTGCTGTAGACAGGTCATTAGTTTCAGTAAAGCTAGTTAAGTACCCTGCACTAGCATGATTACCCCAGCCGTGTGCTGTGTCAGCTTTAGCGCCTTGTGCTGCTGTAGCGTAATCGGAAGTATCAAAAGCCTTGACCTGCGAAAGGTTAGTGACCTCTGAATCCATCAATGCACCAGCAGCCGTTACATTGGCTGTGTCGGTTACGTCTGCACTGGCCTCAATTGCGTTTAGTTTACTGTGATCTGCGTCCGTAAACACATTTGAGTCTGTTGCTGCTTCCACTGCGGCTCTAATCTCTGCATCAGTCTGGTCAGCAGTTGCACTAGCCTCTATAGCATTAAGCTTGCTGTGATCGGCATCTGTGAATACGTTAGAGTCAGAAGCAGATTCAACTAACGTTCTAATTTCTGATGCTGTTTGGTCGGCAGTTGCACTAGCTTCAATGCCGTCTAGCTTAGAATGGTCAGCGTCGGTAAAAACATTGGAGTCACTAGCAGAGCCTACAAGCGTACGTATTTCTGCGGCCGTCTGATCTGCTGTAGCACTAGCCTCAATGCCATCTAACTTAGTGCCGTCAGCAGCTACGTCTCTGCCGTCTACTGTTCCCGACAAAACTACGTTGCCAGTAATGTTGACGTTGCCTGTGCCTGTGATGTTGTTGCTGTTTAAATCTAAGCTGCCTCCTAGCTGCGGAGAGGAGTCACCAACAAGATCTGGATTAATAGTGTTCCACGTGGAACCATCGTAAATTCTTGTTGTGTTATCAGAGGTATTAAAATACCAGTCACCAGCAGTAACAGCGTTTCCATTTAGGTCTACTGTAGGGTTGCTTGACTGCGCGCCAAGGTATAAACCATCAATAGCATCCTGAGCCGCCTCAGAAGCCGCCTGAGCAGCCTCTGCTGCCGTTTGCGCTGTTTGCGCTGCTGTAGCACTAGTAGCTGCGTTCGTCGCTGAGGTGGACGCTGAGGACGCGCTAGAGGATGCGCTTGTTGCAGACGAAGATGCTTCGCTTGCTTTGGTGGTAGCGGTAGTCGCCGACGCTGCTGCGTTAGTTTCTGCTGTTTCCGCGTTAGTTTCAGCAGTTTCTGCCGCTGTCTTGGCTACTTCAGCCGCAGATTGTGCAGTATCAGCAGCTGTCTTGGCTGTTTCTGCAGAGTTTTTAGCCGCTACTGCCGCATTTTCTGCGGTCTCAGCGTTAGTTTCTGCGGTCTCTGCATTGGTCTCTGCAGTTTCGGCATTGGCTTGTGCGGATTGCGCAGCAGTCTTAGCCGTTTCTGCGGCAGCCTGAGCATTTGCTGCAGATGTTGCGGATGCTGCTGCTTCATTTGCTTTTGTAGAGGCTCTAGTAGCTTCAATAGCCACTTCTGATGCGTAAGTATCTGTACTTGCATCACCAGAACCACCTGTGCCACGAAATAAAGCCATCAAAAGCTCCTACAAAAGAAAAAGGAAAGGGGCCATTTCTGACCCCCTAAGATCGTTACTCTGCGACTGCGAGAACGAAACCAGCTTCAGGGCGATATACCTGAACACCGTACAGACAATCAGCCGTGTACAGAGTTGAGAGGTATTCTTGCTTGTACTGAGTCTGCGAACGTACAGCCTGCTGCTCTGCCATGACAATAGCGTCAGAGTGGAACAGAAGTGCGGCACGAGTATCGGCAGATCCTGCAGTGTTGTCGCCAGCTGCTTCAATAGTGCGGCAGTTAGCTGAGACGTAAACGTCTACACCGTAGAGATTACCAATAAGACCACTGTTAACAGCTTGGCCAGATACGAAGTCAGAAGACACGTAACGGTCAATGCCCATGATGGTATTACGGACAGAAGGAGGAATGATTAACGCACGTCCGTCCATAGGTACGTTGTTGTCATCAAGCTTCTGGATCATGTCACGGAAGAACGCATCAGTAAACACGTCTGCTGGCACGATTGTGTCATCAGTGTACTGAGTAGTTGTGCCGCCATCGTTAAAGAAACAACCAGTGTGCTGGTAATCAGTAGCGGCTGGGCTAAATACAACAGCACCACCGTCACCAAAACCAGTACCAGCTGCGTGCAGATCATTGTCGATCTGTACAGCAAGAGCGTAACCAGCATCTTCAGTGTAGAACTGACGAAGGCTAGAAAGCGCTTGTACTTCAACGATATCTTCGATTAAGCGTGAGTACTCAAAGTGACGGTCGATATCAACAGTCAATTCACCTTCGGTGTTTGCAATGATAGTAACCGCTGTATCAGCCGCCTTAACATTTGCATCACCACGTACTGGCTTAGGAAGGTGCAGCTTGTCGCCCTTCTTGCCTGACATAGCCAGCTTTTTAACAAGCGGAGCCATCTTCAGGTTCTTTTGGTAGGCAGCAATAATTTCATCACTCCAGATTTCTGGGATGAAAGTATTCGCCTCTGTCTTCGCGGTATTACCAGCCGCGCCTGGATAAGTTGCAGTAGCCATGTCAATCTCCTTTAAAGATTATTTGACCCGACCCTCTGCGTATGCCTTTAAAATGTCATCAGACATTAAACGATAACGCTCGGGATCTGTTTTCATTAGTTTAATAATGTCAGCCCTGCGATACCTTTTTTCACGTGTCTTCTCACTACTACCTTTCGTGTTGCCTGTGCTTGCAGCCTTGAGTTGTTGCTTCCGTACTTGCTTTTCAACATTTACGGTTTGCTGCGCAACTGTCTTACGCTCCTTCCAGAGTGAAAACAATTCATCTGCAGCTTCAGCATTGTACTGCTGGTCAGCTTGCACAAACAGTTGAGTCCTAATCTTTGAAGATTTGATCCAATCAGCAAACTTATCGTCATTCAGGATATTCTGCATATCTGGATGTCGATTATTAAGCTCTGCCAAAGCAGATTGCTTTTTGTAGCTTGCAGTATATTGTTCCGCCTCTCTAATCTTAGGATGATTCTCAATAGCACGATAAACAGCGGCTTGAGGATCTGTGAAATAATCAATATCGCTTTCAGGCTCAACATTTCGTTGTTGAGGTGCTGATTGTGGCTGAACGTTAATGTATTCATCCACTACCTTACGAAGCTCACCAACTTCCGCAGAATGACGACTCATCACCTTTTCAACTTCTTGGTGCATCTGGACAACTTCTTTCAGAGATTTACCACGGTATCTCTCTGGAACATCACTGCCAGTGTCCTCTTCTACTTCAGCTTGAGGTTGCTCAACTTCCTCTTCAGGCTGCTGAATCTCAGTTACTTCGTTTTCAATGTTGTCCGCATTGTCCCCGTCAGGGTGCGAGTCAATCATTGTTGCTCTAGACATATTAAACTCCGTGAACTAGTCATTATGGAGATTTATTTTTTGCCAGCGTTTTCGTGTTCTCGCACCCATTTCATGTGACGTCCAGGGAAATCCCCGGTAGACCCATCGAGTACGCACTTAGGCGCTGACACCATTTTAGTAGCATTAGCGCCACAACCGCACCTACTAGTCGTAACGCCGCCCTCTACCATTTTTTCGAAGATATGTCCGTTAGTGCAACGGAAATCGTATATCTTATACATCCATCTCTTCTTGTTCTTCCGCCTCTGCCTGTTCTCGCGCTGCAGTAATTGTTGCGTCTAGATTAATTACTGTAGCAAACGCAGCCACTTGGCCTTTACGATAAAAGAGTTCTTCTACATCTTTTACCGATTGAATATCTGCTAATTGCATAGCATTCTTTGACAGCTCATCTACAAGCTGCTTAAACCCATCGCTATTAAATAATTCGTTGTAGTTGTTAAAGTATGTCTCAAGCTCCGGTGTCATAGTATTCCTCGTTTGTTTGTTGAAAAATGCGTTTTACCATGCTTTTAAGTAAAAGTCAGGCCTTTCGTGATCTTGCTGTTTTCTTTGCTATCTATTTCTTGCTCTTTTTATTAGTAGCTGTGCGCTGACCTCGCCTTGGCAGGGCTGGCTTTTTCTTTTTAGGTGGCATTGTTTTCATTCCGTAAGCCATAACTCTCTCCTTACTTTTTATGAACCTTTTGAACTGCAAAGTCTGCTGACTTGGTGGCTCCTTTATGAGGCTTGTAGCCCTCAGATGGATCTTTCATCAGCTTAAGCTCTTTGCCTTTTTTCATCCAGTGATACCCATCGGGTGATTTAACTTTCATTCAACTTTACCATTTAACTTTATTGGCCCAATATGCAGCAGAGCATTTACCTTTAGCAATGTTTTTTCCGTGTCGAGCTTTAAACGATTTGCGCTTAGCTTTCATTTTTTCTGACTCGCCTGCTTTAGGCTTGCCTGCCGTACTGGCACCTTGCTCACCAAACCGAATTGTTTTTACCTTACCATCATCACATTTAACAACAACTACGTGAGATTTTGTTGGATGACTTGGAGTTCTTTTTGGTTTACTAAACCCGCTTACCCCTGCTCGCGCTACGCTTGGGTGTTTCTTCGCCATTACTCGACTCCTTGCTCTGGCTCAACTGGCTCAACTGGGATTTCAAATCCTTGATTTCCGCCTTCAAGGGCTCCAACTGGTCGTTGAACCTCAGGAATATCAGTTGTAACTCTCTGTCTGTTAGCATTTGCTTTTCCCTCTGCCTCTTTGTCTTTAATTAAAGTCTCAGCGAATCTCATCCTTCGATCAAACTCTTTATCTTCTGCGTCGCCTTCTTTTAGATTGCGAGTGACTGCGTTAATTCGGTCAATCTCAAGCTCCGCAGGAACTGCTTGCGCTTCTGCTGCAAGCTTTTGAGCCCTTGCTTGTGACTCTTGAGCCTGAGCATTAAGCGCGTTTGTTTGAGATTGCTGGAACTGCATCTGAGCTTGCTGGGCTTGCATCTGCATTTGTTGTGCTTGCATCTGCTGCTGCTGCATTTCTGGCCCGGGCTGAGAAGCCTGCTGTAAAGCAGTAAGTAGCTCTTCTCTGTTTGACAAGTTCATGTTGTCAATAACGGACTGAACAAGCGTTGGATAAAGCGGAGAGTCTTGGCCCATTGTTTGAAGCAACTGGACTAGCTGAGTAACCTCATACTCTCTTGCGATAATACCCAGAGTGCTACTAGCATTAAATTTATAATCAGCAACGGGGTAATTTTCGGGGTCAAACTGCATATACCTATAAGCGGCTTTTTTAACGAATGGTATCAAGAAAGATTGCTGGAAGTTAATTAGTGTGCGCTTGTGTCTCTTGATTACCGCACCTAACGACATGCTAATTCCGGCAGCAGTACTTTCGCCATTTACTTGACCGGCAACTCCCGCCGAGTCAACAGCTCCGGTTGCCTGCTGGACCATCTGTTGAAGAGCGCCTGCTTGCGCAAATGTAATCTGGTTGACCTGACCAAAGTTAAACGGCTGAAGAACCTCTCTTGGGTCTCCGTTAGTCAAGATCATCTTGCCTGGACGGACCTCTGGCTTTGCGCCACGAGGAAGTCGGGTTGCGTCGATTGCCATCATTGGATGAATTGTTAGGCTTAGCGCATCAATTCGCGCTCGAAGCTCGGTATCCAATGCCTTTTGGCTGTTATAACCCTTCTCGCATACTCCCCGTCCCCAGAATCTGCCGGGGACTACATCCCAAGGAAAGGCAACTACGGGGCGATCTTGCATCATGTATGGGTTCGCCTCTGCTTTTAACAGAATGCCCCCGTTTGCAATCACAATAATCGCTTCAACGTACTTGCTATCTTCTTCAGTTGTTTCTTCTGACGCATCATCAAGTGCAGAATCAAGAAGACTACGAGGAACAAGACCATAGTATTTAGTTAGGCGAACTTTGTCGTCGTTATAGATTGTAATGTCTTGATCTGGCTCTAAGTCGGTATCAGCGGCTGCCGGACCCACGTAGCCTTCGCGGTAAACACCTTGCTCTTGCAAGACCTCAACCGAATGACGGCTAACAAACTCGTCAATGCAAACACCAAGCGCCTCATCAACGCTTGTTGCAACAGGATCTATCAAAAAGTTCTGAGGAAGAATGGGTCGCAGCTTTACTTTTACGCGATCTGTTATGTTAATTCCTACTGCCTGCAAGTCTCCATCCATAATAGGCTGGGTAGCTGGCACCATTTCCTTCATTTCTTCTATAACAATCTCGCCAATGCCGGTTCCAAACACTGCCGAGTTAATCAAGCACTCTGCAACGGCCTTTCTGACCATGCAGTCCTCAAAATCCTCGGTAAGTTTGTTTCTTAGGAACTGAACATCCTGCCGCTCGGTGTCCCCCATGTTGTCAGAGACATCAAACCACTTGCCTCGGCCAAATGTGGCCTCTTCAAGCTCGGCTACATTGGACTCAACGGCCTGCTGAAGTGCAGGAGAGATGATACGGGAACGCTCAGAGCGACGATCGCTATCAGCAGGGTCCCATATTCCTCGCCATAGCCTGTAATATTCTTCAAAACGGCTTTCGTAATTCGACTCATAGTAGTCGCGCCAATCCTCGCATTTAGTAATGACCCAATCTTCAATAGACTGCTCGATTAAAATTGGATCTTCTTCATATAAATCGGTCATATTTAATATCCCGCTACCACGTCTAGTATTTCGTGGTCCTCAATCTCATATTCATAGTCATAAGCGACTTTGGCTAGTTGGTCAATGTACGCTAAAGCGTCAACTAAGTCATCGTGAGTTAAAGGATCAGGAAACTGAAACAGCTGGTCAAGGAATCGGGAGTTCCACTCCCCCTTGTTAAGCGTCACAAACCCATTTTCAAAACGACCCTGTAAAGCCCACATGATTCTATCTGTTTTCTTCTTGTTTCCGTGAGTTAATTCTTCAACTCTAAAAAAATTACCATATCTTTTTTGAAGATCAATAAGGGGAGACATTACAGCTTGCTTTGCGATGCCCCTCTCGATGCCCACACTAACGGGGCGATAATCTCTGACTGCCTGAAAAATTTTGGCTGCCGTTTCGTCAAGGCTCCAGCGTCCGTAGATAATATTATCAACAAACCAACCATGCTCACTAACTTTAACAACGGCAATCGCAGTATCATCCAGCTTTGTACTTTTAGTTTTCTTTTTGTTGACCTCTTCAAAGCCCGCCAAGTCAACGGCTATGTAGTAATCGCCTACTTCCGGCTCATCCTCACTAAAGCGTACCCAGTCTTCCTTAAACATTTCTGAACCACGGGCTTCAAACGACGCCATAAATTCCTGACGAAACGCATAACTCGACATACCGCGTTTAGCAATGTCAATTTCGCTCGGGTCAAGTAGTGGATTGTCGTAAGAAGTAAAGTGCCAACTACGGTACGTTTCATCATCGCCAATCTCCGCATATTTATACAGTTCGTAAAAGTGATTGCGCCCCATTGGAGTCCCAATGAACATTGCACAGCCCTTTTGGTCCGTAAGTGCTGGTCTTAAAATTTGCTCGAACACGTCAGGCTTCATATCTGCGTATTCATCTAGCACTAAAAACTTAAGGCTGACACCTCGCATTGTTTCTGGTCTGTCGGCACCTTTGAGACTGATGGTTGCTCCATTGACAAGCTTGATTTGAAGATTATTGATGTGACTACCAGCAATAACAGGGTGTCCAAGCTCAAGTAGCGTTTGCCACATGATGTCTCTGGCCTGTCCCTGAGTAGGTGCGACGTAAAATACATGACCTTTATTCGCCTGTAGCCCGTTGACTATCAACATCCACGCAGCAAGGCGCGACTTTCCTGTCCGCCGGCCTGCTGCAACAATTTTAAATCGAGTATCGTCTGCCCATACTTGCTGCTGCCAAGGCAGTAACTCAATATCTAGCTCACTCAAGTTCGTCTAGCTCTTCTTCTGTTAATTCTCGCTCAGTTGCCCCTGCATCCTTTAACAAACTGTTTAGTTCAACAGGAGATCCGAACTTATACATGACCGCAGGAACTGCGCGGCGCCCGGTTAACAGCTCTACCATGTCCCATCCCTGCTTCCCGGGAGGGATTGCAACGTATTTGTGATCTATATCGTACTTAGTTAGCTTGGTTCGTATGACTTTACATCCAGCGCACCAATCTGCGCCCAACACAATAACCATATTAAGACCTGTTAAAAGTTTAGCCTTGGAGTTGCAGGCACTAAGTCAAAAGAAATAATACTTACAAAGGTAGACCCAGCTTCTGGAGTCAAAGTAACAGTGTCTCCTTCTTTTGCTACTAAAAACTCACCGTGCTGACCGCCAAATTCTAAGAAATCATCAGCGCTTACGTTCTTACCAGCTATAAAATCTATGTCAACGCCGCTATGAACCCATTTAGCACTAATGCTTTTGGTAGACCCAGTATTAGAAATAAACAAATAGGTTACAATAGCGTCATAACCAGCAGGCACTTCCAAAATATGGTTTGCAGAGCCGGCTGTTAATTCATCGCCGTGAGAAAATTTCATGAGTACGTCCACATGACTGGGGTTGTCTTGCGATCATCAACGTGAACAAAGGTTTTTGCAACCCCGATACCGCCAAAATTCATTTTTAGCGCCCAATGCACGATATTCATTCGATCTTTACCGTTGGTTACGGCGATGTCAGCTGCAATGCCCTGATTATGAGTGCCTGGATTTTCTTTTTTAGACTCGCTGGGGTGCGTTGAATCCCTGTAACCAGAGGTAACCCTAAAAGGGAAGCCGCATTTTTCGCGTAACTGATCCAATTTGTCCAGAAACACGTCATCCATGCGGTTTAAGTTAGTGTGAGTGCAGTTAAACTCTTCTAGCCTAAAGTATTTCACCGTTACCCCCGTCAATTACCGTGGGTTGGATAGTAGAAGGATCAATATCCTTTACTTCTGTTGCGCCCACTCCGGTTATGTTGATCTGAATAGCGGATTTTCCGCTGTTTTGCACGACATCTTTTTCAAAGGCCGCCACGGGCAGGATTCTATCCATTACCAGCTTCCATGCCGCAGCCTGATTCTTATGATCGTGGTCTAGCGCAGCATCAAAAATGGTATCAAGTACCCGTTTGGACTTAGGGGATGCCAACATACGAGCTTTATACTCGTTAATAATCGTCGCATCACCCTTTGGGCGGCCTACCTTCCCCCTTCCCCCCGGAGAGTTCTGGGTAATGTCCTTTTTGGACGGCCTTCCTGACTCCTGTTTGCGCTGCTTTATCTCTCGCTTTCTTCGTTGAACGTGCGTTTCTTCCATATCGACTACTTAATCATTGTGAAACTGTAGGAATCCATCTGACCTACTTCTTCTGGATTCTCTTTAGCATCATATCGCGTGGGGAATCCCTGAGCCTGCATCTCCTTGACACGCTTCTTGGATTTCTCACACATCGAATAGTATTCCGTAGGTGTATAGGAAACCGTGTGATCTTTCTTATCGCAACTGCCGCCTTTCATATCAATCCTCCAAAAAGAAGAAGGGCTATTTGCCCTCCTACCCTCCCTATCCTATATATATCTATTTGGTTAAACAATACCTTGAACCCTCTTTTTTTTCCAGAATACCCAGTTTCCCCGTAATCCCCTTCTGTAGGGGGCGGGTTAACCATGCCTTATAACTTAATGGAATTAAAACCCCTGACATATATCTAAAAGAAACAAACACTTAACGTAAACTCAAAATCACCTTTTATTGTATCTGGGTGGGAACTATATAACTGTGGTCCGACAGTCCACCCCCCCGGTACCGATTTATTCTGTGATGTTCTGCAGATGATACCGGTTGATCCGCATGATGAGACTGCATCCGCAGGATGAGCAGGCGAGTGTGAATGTCCACGCGGGAGCCACAGAGGACAC